GCATCGTCCTTCAGGGACTGGGCGGCATCGTTGAGAGCTGCCATGACCTTCGCCTCTGCGAACATCGGCAGAGACTTCAGCTTGCCCATGAGGCGGTCGGCGCCGATGACGGTCATGCCGCCTCGCCTTCCACACAGAGAAGGGTTTGGTAGGCTTTACCTTCGGTCTTCATGTCGTCGTGGAGGTTGACGACGCCCGTTACATTGAGCTTGCGGGAGTCGATGACAACTTGGCAGGAGCACGCGAAGTTGTTGTCCGCCAGCGCCTCGATGTAGCGGATGGTGACCATCTGCTGCATGCGATCCTGTACCTTCTGAGCCTGGAAGATCTCCAGCCGGCGCCAGTTCGGGACCGCTTTGACGATGGCCCAAACCGTCTTGAAATCGACGAAGGACTTCTCCTTGCCACCTATGCTGTCATCCGTGAGGACTACGGTCTGTATCTTCACCCGTTTCCGGGCCTGAGAGGCGAAGCAGGAGCAATCAGAAGCCAAGGCCGTAGGCTTCCGGCAGCATGTACGGCGCCAGGAGCGTTTTCGCCCCTTCCGGGATGTCCCAGCACGACCGGTTCTCGTAAATCGAACCCACGGTCTGAATAATCGCCTGGTTTATCGGCTCGGGCACATCGCCGCCATCATCGCCGTAGCCGTTGACGGTTGTGATCTCCACGGCGGCCTCAGCGCGGAGGTCGCACGGCCAGGACTGCCCCGAGTTGAGCAGGACGCGCCCACCGGATTGATCCAGCGTGTATGTCGTTCCTGCAACAGTGGTCTGGGTATTCGATAGGTCGGTCGTCTTGATGAAGGTGATGGATTGGATGGGCTGGCGGGCGAGTTGGATGGTCTGGCCACCCTCGACCAGGCCCGGTGTGGGGCCAACCGAGTATCCCGCTGGCAGGCAATCATCTGGGTCGCGCCGGCCAAATCGGTCCAGCGTCAGCTTCCAGGTCTGGGTGATAAAGGCTCGCTTGGTGTACTCCTCGCAAAGCCTGCGGGCGGTGACGATGAGCGAGGTGAGCAGGCTGTCATCGTCGGTGCCGTCAATACGGAGGAATAATTTCACGTCCGACAGCGACACCGGCTCAATGGCCGGTGCGCTGACGAGGACGGGAGAGCGGCGGTTCAACTAGGCAGCTTTGTTCTTCAGTGCTTTCTCAGCCTTGTCCTTTGCGGCCTTCTCAGCCTTTTCAGCTTTGGCCTTTGCTGCGGCCTCCGCCTTTGCTGCCTTCTCGGCAGCTTTGGCTTCAGCTGCCTTGGCAGCGGCCTCTACGTCCTCCCCGTTTTCACCGACCAGGCGTTCAGCTACCTTGTCATCCTCGACGAAGGTCTTGGCCAGGGATTCCGGCACGTCGTGTTCAGTGTCCTTTTCGTAGTGATGGACCTTAATGCCGTCCGGGGAGCCGGACTTGTTACGCAGCATTTTAATACGAACCATGTTCTTAGCTTTCATTGGTGGGGCGACCTAAGCCGCCCCGTTATTCTTAAGCGGCGGGGCCGACTTGCGGACGGCCAAGGATGGCGGTCACGCCAACGGTCGCACCAGAAGTCACTGCGGTGCTGACCACGTTGAAGCGGACGTAACGCTTGTTGCCGATGTACCCAAGCTTCGCCATGGTCTGGGCAGCGCTGACCGCGGTATTGGCAAGGGTGCCAATCAGGTCAGTGGGATCAGGCGCGGCGGTATCGGCTAAGGCAGGGTCGTCGCCGTGCTCGACAGCCAGCTTATAGGTACCGTCGGTACGCGCACCGACGTTCAAGATTGCGGTCAAAGAGCCGTAACCCTGGGTGTCGATGATGTTGGTGCCTGTGGTCGTGGTGCTGCTTGAAATCGCAGCGGTGTTCAGCGCCACCTTCGGGGTGATGCCGTTGTAGGTATCGAATTGAGCCATTGTTTCGGCTTTCTATTGGTTGGTCTAGGAGACGCTGAACTTCGAGAGCTTGAGCGCTTCGAAGTTGGTGACGGCTCCACCGGTACGCTTCGTGGTGTAGTACTTGATGAAGCCCGGAGAGGTGTACGGGTCCGCACGAACGGCCAAGCCAACACGGTCAACGATGGTGTAACCGCGCTTGAAGTCGCCGTAGACGATGCCCAGGGCATTGCTGCCGATTCCGGGCATGTCGTCCATCAGGATGACCTGCTTATCGAGCACGTTGATGGACGGGCCGACGACTTCCTTGTTCGGAGCCATGATGGCGGACAGGTTGAGCCAACGGTAGTTGTTGGTGCCTGCCACGGTCATCAGGTTGACGAGCGTGCTGCGCTTCATGCCGAAGACGGCATTTTGCTGATACGCTTCTTTGAGGGAGCCTTGCAGGTTGATCATGCCCGCCTCAGTCACAGCAGAGGTGCTGCCCATCGGCACGTATTCGAGCTGGTTGCGTGCATAGGTGTAGACACCACCACTCGCTGCCGCCGTGTTATAGGTCAGGTAGCCACGCGGAGCATTTACGCCGTTGCCAGAAACGAAAGCGGTGTTCTCGCCGCGAGAGATGACATCAGCCACCTTGCCAGCCAACCAGCTTTCAACGTCAAAGGCAGCATCAGCGACCAATTCTTCCGTGATGACCGGGTAAGCGACACCCTTGTGAGCAGCAATCTCCAGGCGACCGAGCTTCGGAGTGCCAGTTGCGTTCACGGGATCACCTTCACCGACCCAGTTGAAAGCGGCCTGGTCATCATCCATCACCAGCTCGATGCTCTTCGCAGAAGTGGTCACTACGTTCGCGACGCGGCGGAGCGGAGACGTTTCGAAGATCCGGCCATTGATGATACCCATGGATTCAGTCGGAACCATGTAGCCGCCGTTATCGAGGCTGTCGGTCGCTAAGCCCTTAACCCTCTCAGGGTTCATCAGGTTGATGTTACCCTTGCGCATGAACTCAACGAACGCCTCGCGCTTGGCTTTGGCTTCGGGATCGACTGCATTCTTATCGGAGGTCGCAACACGCTGCATTGTCGCTTCCAGCTTCTGTTGCTGCGTCTGGATAGCTTCGATGTTGGTAGCAACAGATGTTGCAACGCGCTCAATCTGAGCCTTGAGTTCGGCAGATTGGCTTTCGACGGCCTTCTCTTGCAGTTTCTGGAAGGCATGGAAGCCTTCGCCAAGTTCTTTAACTTGGGCTTCGATTTTCTCCAATGTCATTGGGGAGAGACTTTCTTAGTTGCTGTAAGAGCCTTTCCAGGCTCGTCCCAACAGCCGCTAAGTCTCCGCCATCCCGGCGGGCTTCATGCGCCCGGTAGCCATTAGCCGCGATGTATTCCGCGTCCTTCTGGCTGTATCCTCCATCCCGGAGAAATCTTTCAAAGTCGCGAATGGTCTCGGGCGCGCTCTTCACGGAGTCGACCGTGGCGTCCTCGTTCGCGGGAAATGTTACGATGGAAACTTCCATCAAGCGCAGCTTCTTGATGTGGATAATGCCGGACTGCTTATCGACTTCCTCTACCAAGGGCATGAAACCGATAGACAGGCCATCAAGAGCGCCCTGTTTCAGAAGAGCGTATGCCTCACGACCTTGCTGCGTTTCGAGATTGAGTTCGCCTTCGAGTAATAGGCCGTGGTCATCTTCCTTGACGGAAGTGTAGATGCCAATCGGTGCGTTGCGATTGTGCTGCCAGAGAAGCGCGGGGCGCTTGGTCTTCAGGGATTCGCTGAACGCGCCCTTGTCTACGACTTCTTTGTAGGAATCGATGACACCAAAGACGGAGCCATATCCCTTGAACGTACCTTTGGACTCATCGAGAGCCTTCAGCTCAACGGGGAAATCCAGAAATCGCTTCTTCAACGCTTATTGCTTTCGTTACCTCATTAGACTCACAAACATAAAAGACGCGCAAGAAATTATTGTTGCGTGGTTTTGATATTAAACGGCGCCCGCACACCTGCTGAGAACATCTCGGCCACACGCAGAGCGTTACGCACACGCTGCGTGGGGTTCATGCCTTTTGTTGAAGCCAATGCGCCAAGCGCAACGTCAGTGCCACAACCGCATGCGTCAAATGGGAGGATATTCTCACCCACCTGGAAATCGCTGGAGATGTTGAAGATGCGGCCTCGATAACCAACAAGGAATTGACCGCCCTCTTCTACTCCCGAACTATTCTTGAGGACGCCACCTTGCTTGAAACATTCGCGCACGGCGTCGATGAACACAGTAGCCATGAAATCCTCAACGGAACCGCCTTCTTGCTCTGGCACCTTCAGTTTGTGCCGCAGGAGTTGGCCCATCCGAAATGAACTCGTGAACCCAATCAGGAACTCACCAGTGGTAAACACCTTCTTGTCTTTTCGGGCGACCAATTGATAGCCAGCCACACCAGCACTGTCGGCGCCCATATAGACCACACCCACCTCCCGAACGGCTACAATACAGGTCATGCAGGCTCCTTCGCTGGAGTAGCGACGGGTGCAGGGGGCTTGTCGTTGATGTGGTCAAGAGTCTTCATCGTGCCGGCGACGAGCAGAGAATTCGCACCATCTGTCTTGATGTCCTCGAAGCCCATCTCCGCCCTCGCCTCGTTCGGCGTTATGAGCGATCCAGCAACGGCGGCCTGCATCCGGGTGAACAGACGCGTGCGACGCGGCTCCAAGGCAGAAACGCTGTCAGCATTGTAAGCCAGTATCTCGACACTGCTGCTGCCCGAGCCGTACAGCGGCATAAGGAAGTTTGTGAGGGCGCCAAGGATGCTGCCCAGCAACGGCATCACGGTATCGATCCACAGCCGCTCGTATGCGGCGTCCATGTTCGAGAAGGTGGAGGCTTCCATGGTGACGAGCGGCAGCGGCACACCAAAGACCAAGGCAACGTTCTTCGCCGCCTCACCCATGCTCTTCTCGAAGTCCATGTCCTTCGGGGTGTGGGACAGCGGGGTGAACTTAGCGCCGCCAGTCAGAATCGGGATATTCCCGGCATTGACGACGCCCTGCCAGGCCTTCTTGAAGAACTCCCGCATTTGGCTGAGCACGCTATCCGCCACGGTGCTCGCGAACTCCACGATACCGGACGGCCGCGCACCATTGAGCAGCAAGTTGCTGTTCCACTGTGCGCCATGGTTATGGGTATCGATCGCACGGGCCGCGGGCTTCATGGGCGGCAGACCGCGGAACGGATCGGACGGGTTGAAGGTCTTAATGTGCAGGACCTGACTTTCGCCCGTCACGATGTTGACCGGGAAGGTGCGCTTATTCGGTCCGGTCCCGTAGACGTAAGCGGTCGGTACCGCGCTGCCATTGGCATCCCGCTCCACCTGGATCATGGAGGGGTCGAGGCAGTAAAGCTCAGCGGCCGGACCTTTCTCTGGCAGGCGTAGAATAAAGACTTCCCCGGCCACACGATGCCAAGCGATCAGCTCGATGATGAAGTCAACCCAAGTCTGGGTCGGGTTCGGCCTCTTGAGGAGATCCAGCACCTTGTGCTTGTTCAGGACCGTTTTGTTGCCCTGCGAATCTAGCTTGTGGACTTCCAGCTTTACGCTGGAGCAAGCCTCAGCGATGCGAGAGATGCAGGCATAGACGATGGGGTTCTGTTCATACCCCTCCCCGGCATACTGCTTAATGGTGCGGGTGACAGCACTGGTAAGGCCGGTCACGAAGAAGGCCGTCGAACCCGGTGCGGGCAAGGCCTTCTTACGGAACGTCCACCACTTCAAACTACAAAATCAATCCTTGCGGTTGTGCGGCACGGTTCTTCTTCGCGTGGACGGCTAGAGCGAGAGCCATGACGCAGTCGTCATGCATTCCCTCCGGCGCGGTGTAGCGAACACCAGTGCGGGTGTATTCGTACTCGAAACTTTCCAGCTCGTTCACGATCACACCTTCAGGATATTGAATCTCATTCTGCTGGATGGCAACTGCTAATCCTTCCATCAGCATTTGCTTGCTCGCCTGGGTGAACTTGTAGCCCTTGAAGTTGGAGTTCTCGCCGTTGCCGTCCTGCAGCTCCTCAACGATGGGGTCGCC